ACAGTCGCTGATTATAAGAAACGTGACAACGTAAAGGTTCTTATAGACTACGTATCTGCCAATAAAAAGGTAAAGAAACCAAACGGAAATGAAGTACTCATACAGAATAATCCAGACATTATTGCATTATTAGAAACCTTTGACTCAGAGATCAATAAATTAGTCAGGGGTGCAAGATTGCAGAGACCAGAAAGATTTACTGTGATGACGACCAATCGTCAGAAACTTAACATATTAGATCTAGCAAAGGACGAAAAGTTTGGCGGATTTGGTAAGACATCAGCCTCTCCAGCAAAGATTACAGAGCGAGGTGAATGCTTACAGTGTATCTACCTAACAGCAATGCTGGCAGAAGGATTCAATAATAAATTTGAGTACTTTGACGATGAAGTACTTAAGAAATACTATGACGCATCTAAATTAAGCACTACATTTGAAGACATTATGAAAGCTGAAGAGGGATGGTTTAAGTCAGCATACAATACTGCTCAGGCTTTAAACGCAAAGGGTTATATTAAGAAAGGAATGACTTTTCATCGTGGTGATAAACACATGAAAGCAATTTATAGTAACGCAATTAAAGCTTTAAAGAACCAAGGTATTGAATCTATCTCAAGTAGAAATACTGACAAATATAATCCAGGTGACATCTGGGCTTTTACTGATGTCAAAGAGATTAATAAACTAAAATCAGATACGATTGCATTATATAACGAGGACTTATCAAAAGCATTTAAGGCTAAAAAGATTATTGGTATATCTCTAAAGAAAGCTGAAAAGAGAGTACCTAACGTCTACGTATATAACGAAAATGGTCCATCTCAATTAGAACACGTATACACTGATCACTTTATGAAAGCAAGAAAGCAGGCTGGTAAAAAGTTTTGGGATAACCAACAGGGTAATATTATCTATGACACAGCAAATGAAGCTGATATTAGATCATTTACTGACTTTGGTGCAATCACTCTTGAGCTAAAAGGCGGTGCAGCAAGAGGTGGTAAGGCAGGTTATACTGAACTGGAGATGGCGTCCAAAGAATACTTAGGTGTTGATTTACCAGATAACTCATCACTCATTACAGATGCGAGACTAATGAAAGAAAATGCTAAAGCTGGATTAAACGATAATACAGCAACTAAGTTTTACGAAATGGCTAAGTACTTAGATCCAGATCTTACAGAAGAAGATTTTACAGAAGGATTACAGAGTAGAACAGCTGGTGCAATCCATTCAAAGTATGGTGCAACTATGATAATATATAATCTAACCAAACCAGGAATAACACAGAAACAAAAAGACGCATGGACTAAATATATGGTTAACTTTGCTGGTTCACGCACACTTTACTCATCAGTCTATGTACTGTGCAAGGAATAACGATGGACTTATTTAAAGAATTTATAACAGAACAAAAGAACACGCATATGACCCACGTGGAAGACGCTGTGTTATATGGTGGAGTCAAAGGAGCTCGTGAAGCTATATTTGCTTTAAGAGACTTAAGAGATATGTTAGGCGGTAAAAAGACCGCTAAGGTTTCAGTCAAGTGGGACGGTGCTCCTGCAGTATTTGCAGGTATCGATCCAACTGACGGAAAATTCTTTGTGGCTAAAAAAGGAATATTTAACAAGAGCCCCAAAGTCTATAAGACTGATGCAGACGTTGATGCTGATACATCTGGTGATTTATCAGATAAGCTCAAGGATGCATTAGCATTATTGCCAAGTTTAGGTATAAAGGGAGTCATTCAAGGTGACTTTCTTTACTCCAAGAAAGACTTGACAGTAAAAACGATTGATGGTCAGAAGTACTTAACCTTCCAACCAAATACAATCATGTACGCAGTGCCATTAAATAGTCCTATGGCTAAACAGATACGATCCTCAAAGATTGGTATCGTATGGCATACAACGTACAAGGGAAAATCGTTTGAAAGTATGAAAGCATCGTACGGTGTGAATGTATCTGCTCTAAAGAATAGTAAAGCAGTATGGTCACAAGATGCGATGTTACGTGATTTGACAAACGCTACATTAACTAAAAGTGAAACGGAGAATATTAATGAATATCTTTCAGAAATTGGTAAACTTTTTCAGAGGACAGCCAGCACAACCCTCAAAGAGCTCGAACGAAACCAAGTCCTCGCCCAGCTCATCGAGCAATTCAACAACACCTACGTCAGAAAAGGCCAAGTCATCGGAAACACGAAAGCCCACACGAACAAACTCATCAGGTGGATCAAAGTCAAGTACCAAGGTGAAGCCAAAAAACGGTCAACAGAAGCCGGCAGAAAAGCGCAATACCTCAAACTCCAAGAAATCCTCGACTTCTTCTCGCCGAAAAATAAAGCAAACCTAGAGAGTATCTTTGAGTTGCAAAAGCTTATCGTGCTGACAAAGCTTAAACTCATTGAAAAGCTAAATGCTCTTGGAAAGTTTGATACATTTGTACAAACTAACAAGGGTTATAAAGTAACAGGTGAGGAAGGGTTTGTCGCTATCGATAAGATTGGTAGTAATGCGTTAAAGATTGTTGATAGGCTAGAGTTCAGTTATAATAACTTTAGTCCAAACGTACTTAAGGGATGGCAAAGAGCTAAATAATTTGAAATTAAAAGATAATGGAATGTGGGTCCCTGACTGGGACATCGATGATTGTCATGATATGTGGAATGAAGAAACCTATCAATGGGGTCTTATTGACGATATCATACGTAACTTTCCAAATAACAGAAAAGGTACAGCAATTGACATTGGTGCAAATGTAGGTTACACTGCACGTCGTTTGGCTAAGTACTTTGATAGAGTTTATGCGTTTGAGCCATTAGAGTCTACGTTTGAGTGCTTAGTTAAAAATACTGAACATCTAACTAATGTACAAAATTATAACTATGCAATCTGTGATTTCGTAGGTAGTGGCTTGATGAAGTCAGGAAATGCTAGTGGACATTCTTATTTAACAAGATATACTCCACCTGGTCTAGTTGCTGGACGAAATAGAAAAGTAAGAGTAACTACCTTATATAAACTACCAATAGATAACATTGACCTAATAAAAATGGATGCAGAGGGAGCTGAAATTGACATTATTCAATTTCATCGCAAATTAATTATTCGTTATAAACCTATAATGATAGTAGAAGCAGCGGTAAATCGACAAAAAACACGAGACTTAATGCATTCAATTGAGTATATTGAAATGTACATAAGAAATAAAGATCGCATTTATGTTCATAAAGATAGAATCAGAGAAGTATTTGAAAAACTTCCTCTGATTTGGGGGCATAATTTTGTATAAATAAAACTATTGGTGGTGAACGATATTGGTGACTAACACTTATCGTATTTTTACATAATTAATTGGACTAAACCTTAGGAGAAAAGATGTTAGGATTTAAAGAATTTAATCCGGTCGAATACAGGCCTGGCGAAGACGATCAAGTCAACCATAACGCCATAAAACGCAAGCGTCAAGACGAAGCGTTATCCATTGCTCAACGTCGAGCACGTTCAAGGATGTTAAAGCGAATACGTAATAAGTTAAAGATTGGTAGAAAACGTGCCATGATGCGAACCGCTAATCCTCAAGTTCTCAAGAAGAGAGCGAATAAGCAAGCAAGGAATCTTATCTTTAAGAAATTAACTAAAGGTAAGACCAGATCTGAGTTACCACCAGCAAGAAGAGCAGAAATTGAAAAACGTTTGGATAAGATGAAAGGTCGTATCCAAAAGATCGCTATGAGAATATTACCTAAAGTACGTAAGATGGAAATTGCACGTAAAAAAGGTCAGAAGGTAGCAACAGATAAGAAACAAGCAGCAGGAGCCTAATGATAAATTCATTTAGACAGTACCTCGTCGAGGCAGAACGAGAAGTATTTCTTACATTTGGTCGTGCCAATCCTCCAACCATTGGACACCAAAAAGTATTTGATAAGCTTGCAATGATGGCAGGTAAGAACCCCTATCGCATTTACTTATCACAAACAACAGACAATAAGTCTAACCCCTTGTCATACTCAGAAAAGATAAAGTATGCTCGTAAGATGTTTCCTAAACACGCTAGGAATATATTCATCAATAAGAAAATTAAGACAATACTCGACGCATTAGTTGCTCTGAACAATGAAGGATTCAATAGAGTAACTGTAGTTGTTGGCTCTGATAGAATTAGAGAGTTTGATGTATTACTTAATAAGTACAATGGACAAAAGGCTCGTCACGGAACTTATAACTTTGAGAGAATAAGTATTAAGTCAGCAGGTGAGAGAGATCCTGATGCAGAAGGTGTTGAAGGAATGTCAGCATCTAAAATGAGAAAGGCTGCATCAGATAATGACTTTGTAGCATTTGGTCAAGGCTTACCAAAAGCAGTATCAAATGCAGAAGCAAAGAGATTGTTCAACTCGGTTCGCAAAGGATTAGGCCTTAAAGAAGAGGTCAACTTTAAGAACCATGTAGAATTGGAGAAAGTATCCGATGTGCGAGAAGAATATGTAAAAGGGAACTTGTTCGAACTTGGCGATAACGTACGTATAATAAAAACCGGCCAAGAGGGTGAAGTTAGTTGGTTGGGAGCTAACTATTTAGTCGTAGATTTAGGAGAAGGTAAGTCAACAAGACAATGGTTGGATGCTGTGGAAAAATATGATAATCCACAAGACAAAGACATTAAGAAGAGAAAAGGAACACAGCCTGCAAGTTATTACAAAGGATTAAGTAAGTCCACTAAACTTGCAAGAGCAAGACATTTTGAGAAAGGTAGCAAGAAAGACGACAACGATCCTTCTGCATACAAGCCAGCACCAGGCGATGCTAGTGCTAAGACTAAACCATCAAAGTATACCATTGCGTATAAGAAAAAATACGGAGAAGAAAACGTGAAGAAATTTAAAGACTTTTCAGAAGCTGTAACAGCAACCGACAGAGCTAAGGCCAACATCGATAAAGAAAAAACGGCTGATAAAATTAAACAAGATAGAATGATGGATAGAGCAAGGCTTAGAGATACTCTAAAGAAAAATAGAGAGACAGATCCTACAATGAAAGAGGAAGATAAAGCTGGTAAGTCACTTGCAGATAAAGCTGCTAAATCAGGTATGTCAGTCTCTACATTAAGAAAAGTTTATAATCGTGGCGTAGCTGCTTGGAGAACTGGACATAAGCCAGGTACAACTCCTTCACAGTGGGGACATGCCAGAGTCAACAGTTATATCATGAAAGGTAAAGGTACATACTATGGTGCTGATGCTGATCTCAGAGGAGAAAAGAGAAAGTAGTGGGTATAAACGAAAAATGTTGGCCAGGCTATAAACAAGTCGGATTAAAAAAGAAGGGCGACAGAATGGTACCCAACTGCGTTAAAGAGGTTGATGAGGAACAACAAAGAAAAGAAAGAATTGCATTAAAGAAAGGAATGTATCAAGCAAAGCAATCTTTAATGCAATTCAAAAAATTTTATGAACAATTGCCAGACGAAGGAACTGATGATGCAGTTAAATTGGCAAAACAAATTACACCAGGAGAAAATTAAATGGAGTTATTAGAAAAACTAAAAGTATCTGACGGAATGGGAGCCTGGATAGATGACTTTAAAAAATCAGACGCTCCTCAGTTTAAAGGTAAAGACGAAAAGGAAAGAAGAGATATGGCCATTGCAGCTTACTTATCTGCAAAACGTGGCGGTAAACCTCAGAAAGAAAATGACGATCTAAGTTATGAAGGTCCTAAGAAAATACCTGCAAGCATCGTAAAGAAATTAAAGTCTTTAAACTTAAAGGTTGATCAAGACGACAATGATGACGACGATATGAAAAAAGAAGCTGTGCCTTATCGTAAAGGACATTCTTCTGGCGATGACGCTGGTGATGCACCAGGCAGAACAGTCTATAACTATAAGACTAAGAAAGTAGAATTTCAGCCTTATAAGAAAGCCAAGAAAGAAGAATATAAAGATGCTCCTTTCAAAGGATCTTATAAAAAGACAACTAAGCCAATGAGCTTTAAGCAAGCCCGAGCAACAGTAAAAAAATTAGCTAGAAAAGGAATGAAGTAATGAAAACATTTAAGGAATACGGATTACCTCCATCAGCTGCAAAAGGTGCAAAGGCTCATACTAAACCACTCCCAAAGAAAAAGTATGACTACACTAAAGATGCTGATGCATATCGTAAAGCGTCAAGAGGCGAAAATAAAGAAGAGATTGAAAGAAGAGCTGATTTTCAAATGACAAAGAAAACTATGCCAGATGGTTCAACAAAATTCGTAAAATCTCCCAAAGCTAAAATTGAAATAGGTAAAGGTAAAAATGAAAAAGTTGATTTTACATTACCTAAAGTTAAACCAGTAAAAACTAAAGTTGATCTGAAAAGACTGAAAAAAGTTATTAAGTTTTATGATAAGCCTTTAAAAGCAAAAGGGTATCCTGAGCAGGAATCTACACATGAAGCTAAGATAGATCAGCCAATTTACTATAAAGTAAGCATCGAAGGATTACCACCTTTATTCCTTCCAGGTAAAGAGGGATCAGGTAAAATTAAAACGATGATTCGCAAATTACTTAAGCGACCTGATATGGTTACAGATATGGAAAGACAATCAGGTGCTCAGGTACGTAAAGCTTTTCGTATAATGAGCCAGGGCCAAGACATTGAAGACGAAGTAAAAGAAGCTGTAGGTCCTGATGATGCAGACGATAAAGGCGAGTATGATTACGAAGGAGAGATGGCAAAGAATCAATTAACCACAATGATTGATGCTGCAACAGAATTAAAAGGAATGTTAGGTGATGATGATAATCTACCTGAATGGGTACAATCAAAAATCACCAAAGCAACGGACTATATCGACTCAGTCCGAGACTATTTAAAGTCTGAATCAGAGTCATAAACTATATAGGAGAAACTATAATGGATATTATTAAGAAAATAGGCGTCTGGGCTGGCGAGTTATCACATGCTGGCATGATGCTCATTGCATTAGGAATTGTTTTACAAGTTCTATTTGCTGGAGCACCTGTACCTTTCGTCGGTGATCTTCATGTAATAGACAATATTATGGCAATCCTTGGCGGCCTATCTAACGAAGGCCTTCTCGGATTAGTAGGTGCGTTCATCATATACCACTTACTAAATAAGTAACTTAGGAGAAAATTATGAATTACTTAAACATAGCAAAATCATGGGTAGAAGCTAGATTAGCTGAAAGAACCACATGGGACGGCGGTGCATTGATCGCAATAAGCGTTCTCGTACTTCTTGCAAAACCAATTGTAAACTTGGTTGCATGGTTGGGACTCGCTTGGGGCGTGTATACTCTAGTTAAAAAGGAGTTAGGCAAGTAAGATGCTACAAATCTTTGGTGTGCCAATATATCAGGCACGAATGCATTTACACTCACAGATAAAAGATAAATTTGAGAGTGAAGTTGATACGGATTGGTTCAAACGATTATGGAAGAACTCAACCGGTAGCACGACGTTTAACACCGAAAATTTGAAGGGTAAAGATTTTATCCAATTGATCGAAGATTGTGTATGGACAAACTTTGATCACTACTTGGCACAAATACAAACGTTGCCATGGGTTCGTCAAAGAGGTGTTCATCGAGGTGAATACCAAATGCGAAACACTTGGATAAACAAATACTCACAAGGTGATACGCAGGAGATACACAACCACTTGAACGCAAGTTTTAGTTGGGTGTATTTCCTGCAACAACCGAAAGAATTTGGATCTAAGATGTATTTGTACAATAGTATATCTAGACAAGATGATAGAGAGTTGGGACTATCAAATAGATTTAAACCCCAACAAGAAGAAGGTGATTTAGTTATCTTTCCAGGATACCTAAATCACTTTATAACACCCAACGAGAGTAATGAAATAAGATATACTGTCGCTGGTAATTTAAAATTTATAGGCGGATTGAAATTATCGCCAAGGGAGAAGTGGAGTGACGACCTCATTTAAGAAATTTGCAGAAGAGTTATGCTGTGGTGGCGATTGTGGTCATCCAGAACCAAATAACAATTCATTGATCGAAGGCAACGTCTTTCGTGTTGGCTCTGAAAAATACTATGAGTATTTTAGAAATATAAGAGAGCAATATAAAAATGGAGAGCTTACGATTGAGAGTAAGTTTGACATAGAGATGTTAGAAGGTAGCATTGGAGAGTTTGCAAAATATGAAGGTAAGAACGTACCCTTAGATTGTCCAATGGAAGAAAAACAAGATATGCCATTGAACCAACCAAAAAGAGGTGGTCCAAAGAAATTTTATGTCTATGTGCGTGATCCAAGTTCAGGTAACGTAAAGAAAGTTACATGGGGTGACACTACAGGACTAAAAGCAAAGATTAATAATCCTGCGGCTAGGAAATCATTTGCAGCTCGTCATAATTGCGATCAAGCAAATGATAAAACAAAAGCATCATATTGGGCATGTAGATTACCAAGATATGCTAAGCAATTAGGTATGTCAGGCGGTGGTTCGTTTTTTTGGTAATGAAAAGCTTTAGACAGCACTTACAGGAGGCACCAGGTATGGGATTAACTGTATTTGATATTGATGACACTTTGTTTAATACTAAAGCAAAGATTAAAGTCGTTAAAGATGGTAAGGTCGTAAAGACTTTAACCAACAGAGAATTTAATAGTCATAAGTTACAACAAGGTGAGACTTATGATTTTGGACAATTTAGAGATGCAGATCTTTTTGCAAAGACTTCTACTCCTATCGGTAGAATGATTGCAAAGGCAAAGGCAATAATAAAAAATGCCACCGCCAGGGGTTCAAAAGTTATTGTATCCACGGCAAGATCAGACATGGACAATAAAGATATATTCCTTAAAGCTTTAGAAGCTCATGGAATACAATCAGATAGTATATACGTTGAGAGAGCAGGTAATTTTAATCTTGGTAGCTCAGCGAAAAATAAGAAAGTAGTTTTTAGAAAGTATCTTCGTAGTGGAGCGTACAACAGAATAAGATTTTTTGATGATGATATGAACAACATAAGAAGTTTCTTATCATTAGCAAAAGAATATCCAAATATTGAATTTAACGCATATCATGTAGGAAAAAATGGAAGTACTAAGACCATACGAAGATAAAAATAATATAAGGACATTCAGTAAGGATGTCAACAAAGAAGAACTAATTTGGCATCGTGATAAACAATGGAGATATATCACGATACTAGAAGGTGAAAACTGGCAATTACAAATAGATAATGAATTGCCTAAAGTTTTGGAAATGGGAAGAACGTACCTAATCCCAAGAATGGTCTATCACAGGGTCATCAAGGGAGAAGGAGATTTAAAAATACTAATAGAGAGAGTAAAGATATGGCAGAGTCGCAAGCAACGAGGCTCGACAGGATCGAAGAAAAGATCGACAAGCTAGCTGATGCAATGGTATCAATTGCCAGAGCAGAAGAAAAGATCGTGTCTTTAGAAAAACGATTCGAATCTATTGAACGTGAACGAGCCGACTTATACGATAAACTTGAGATCTATCATCAGAAGATGGATAATCTTGAAGCTATCGTAACCAAGAATGGAAATACTATAAATATTATAAATAATTTATTCTGGGTAATACTGATTGCAGTCATCGGTGCACTGTCAACACACTTATTCGGAATTTAACAGGAGCAAAAATGAAAACCGAAGATATAAAAAGAATGGCTAAAATCCTCCAAGATATGGAAGAAGCCAAGTTAAAAGGAGATCAACACAAATTAGATGTTGATAAAGATGGTGACATCGAAGCTGATGATTTAGCTAAATTACGTGCTAAAAAAGGCAAAAAAGACATGGACGAAGTAAAAATGGTTCCAGGTGTTGTAAGACCCGATGGTACTAGAACTTCAAAACCAACTAAAGCTGAAGTAGGTAAAACACCTGAATATAAAGCAATAAAAAAGAATGTCAAAGAATCAATCGAGCAGATTGAAACTGAGCTTAAAGAAATTGAAGCATCTACAATTGATAGAGTAAGACACAATGTTAATAACATGACTGCTGCTCTAAAACAAGTTTGGGAAAAAGCTGTACTACCTCAAAAAGGTGGTCAAACTCCTGATGCTACAATGAAGCACGTATCTAAATCAACTCATGCAAATGTACAGAATATCGATAATCTTGATAAGCAATTAGAGAGATCTAAAGGTGAAGCTGAATTTGTAAAAAAACATGAAGTTGATGTTATTGATGGTGAAAAGATCGAAGGCGATACATTAGATAAAGTCAAAAAAGATCTTAAAAAGGCACCTCTTAGAAAAGGCGACCAAGCTGTCGGTGATACAGCAGTTGTAAATCCAGTTAAGGATACAACTAAAAGTTAATTATTATTAAGGAGTATATTATGGCGATTAAACCCCCAAGTTGGTGTACAGCTGCAGTTCCAACATTAAGAGGCTGGGAAGCCCCTGATGGCGAATTACTTGTAGCCAGAAAACATTCACAAGTTGAAATTGATGAATACAATGGAATACCTGCTGCACCAAAACCTGCACCAGTTGTTGAGCAAAAAGTATCAGAGCCAGAGATGTTAAACGAGGCTCCAATGAATAACATCTCTTTGGACCAGATGACTAAAACTCAATTAGCTGCTTTAGGTGAACAACTAGATTTAGATGTTAAGCCTAGTTGGACAAAAGCTAAAATACTAGAGAAAATACAAGAAGTACTAAATTAATCAATATATAATTTAGTATGAAACTATTTGAAAAGCTTAGCGATAAGAACTTCTTGTTATTTGCTGCAAAGCACTATTATAATCCTACATGTATTGACTCTGATGATTTTTTTGAAGATCTGAAGAAATTTAAATACATCAAGAGATTAGTTAATCGTTACTTAGATAACGATAAGCTATCAGAACGATTGATACTCAATCATCTGATATGCATATTTAACGTGTTTGGTATACCGGCCGGACTTCAGATGTTGGAGTTTCGACTAGATGAGAGACACTGGCCGGTCATCAAACCATTTTTAATTTTTTTGGGTGCAATAGAAAACACTCAATATACTGGAATAACACAAGATCAATTAGTGGTTGAAAGGCTTAGAGAAATTTAATGAGTATTATAACAAGAGGTGCAGACTTAGTTTATACATTCAGATTCTTAAGACTTCTGACAACACCATTTGAAAAGACCAAGGCATTCGAACTTGGTATAATAGACAAAGACGGAAAGAGAGATAAGAAAGGCGTTCCATATATTGATACACCCGAAAAGAAATCTGCATACACTGCCTTTCATAGAATAGTATTTAACATAAAGAAACTACTGGCAAAAGCTCCAGGTGGTTCATCAAAGATTGCGTCATACGCAGCTGCACTATTCTTAATCAAAGAAAACTATAACGTATCAGATAAAAACTTAGATAAGATTTTAAAGGAATTAGATGTAGACGTATCTGATTTCCTAAATGAAAACATGAATTGGTTAATTCTTAAAGACGGATCAATTACACCAGGCACTTATAAAATTATGGAAAATAAACTAGTGAATGGTATATTAGAAGAGATGTGCTGGATCGGAGATAAAATAAGAATTGAACCAGAGTTAAACGCACCTGTCGGCCAGGTATTTGGTATCAACGTATATGAAGCAACTCACGTTAATACAAATAAGAAAATATATCTAACAGCAGGAGAATTAGCACGATGACATTCAAGCAATTTTTAGAAGGAAGTGAATCCTGGAAAGCTGGATATGGTAGAAGAGTTGTAAAAGTGACCGACCCTAAACAAAAAGCAAAGGGTAACTTATGGAGAATCAAAGGTAAAGATAGACCAGAGCTTACCATAAAATACTTTAAAGAAAAGCCAAGTTATGCACAGTTTGTTAAGCAAATGAAAAGAGTAGCTGGCTGGGAGTTTGGCGGTTAATGAATACTTTTAAAAGATGGTTATATGCAGCAGAAGAGATAGGTGGAACATCTACCGCTTCTGTCGCTGGTGCTGGAGACGATAGCTCAACAGTACCTGTATTTCGAAAAAAGAAACGAAAGATGTTTGATGTACCACCACACGTTTGGAGAAGATTTAAAAACAACCAACGTATAAAATATGAAAGGTGGTCAAAGTATTTAGGCAGCGGACTCTATGAAGACGGTATACTCAATTATATTAAAGACAATAAAAACGTTGATATTATTATTCGAGATCAGGTTTCGGGCGAGGTAAAGAACTTATCAGTTAGGAGCTAGTCGTGGCTTTTCTTGTTCATGACTTACCAACAACTCCTGTCTATGTACGAAAAGAGTTTTTGTACGATCACCAAAAAGGACACGGAGAGCTAACACCAGGATATTGGATATCAGTTAAGAGTATAAGAAGTAGAGCATTATACTTTGAGACTTTTTTAACTGAATACGGTGCACTGTATGATAAGTTACCTTTAAGTGCTTTCGTGTGGAAAGAAGATTATACTGATCCGCTACCTCTAAACCACTTACAAATTTGGGATTGTTTTGATTACCATATAACTGTAATTCAAAAGCCAATCTTATCGCGGTGTAAGTTCTTAGCAAAGAATAAGAAACTATACCAAGGTGATTATCTTTTTACAATTGATACGTGTCACCCAGATAACAATTTAACAAACTGTTGTGTATCAGAATTAGACGAAGAGCACAAAAGTTTTAACATAATTAAACTAGATAATGGACAATTTGCAGCTCAGCCAAATAACAGAATCTTATGGCAAGATGCAAGCTTAGTACCTGAGAAGACTGAAATGCCAGACTTTAAAGTGTGTACTCAAAATTATCAAGTGGAAACCACTCCGAAATGGAGTGTTGGTCATACAGACGACTGGCACTACAAATCTAAAGACGAATAAAATTATAAATTATAGTGTGTACATTCAACAAAGAATGTGATACAATAGAGGTATTATATGGCCAAGCAGAATTATTTAGATATTGAAATTGATTTGAGTCGTGATGAGCTGTTTGACAAGCTTGGCATACAAAGACTACAAGAAAGTTACATGAAAGAGGATGAGACTTCACCTCAACATCGTTTTGCTTTCGTTAGTAAACAATTTGGTTCTAATATAGAACATGCTCAACGACTCTATGATTATGCAAGTAAACATTGGTTATCATACTCAACACCAATTTTATCTTATGGTCGATCAAGAAGAGGACAGCCCATCTCATGTTTTTTAAATTACATAGAAGATACCGCTGAAGGGTTAGTTCAAAATTTAAGTGAAACAAATTGGCTCTCAATGTTGGGAGGAGGAGTTGGAATTGGTTTTGGAATACGTAGTGCTGACGATAAGTCTACTGGCGTTATGCCTCATCTTAAGATTTACGATGCGAGTTCTTTGGCTTATCGTCAAGGAAGGACTCGACGTGGGTCTTACGCTGCTTATTTGGATATTTC